CTGAATGTACTATTACTGAAGATAGAGACTCTGATGAATTTAAGGAAAATGGTTACAACCAAAATGGAGTTCCTCATCCTTCGGTTGGAATGTAGTAAAAAATTTCGTATATTGTAGTTATGTCAAAAACAAAGGTTATAGAAGAGAATATTTTAATTGCTCGCAGAGTTCCACCAGGTGATAAATGGAGACTTGTTGCAAATGAACCTGATGGACCAATCCATAAAACGCTTACTGATACCTTGGAAGCTTATATGGTTAAAACTGGCTTTAAGGGGGAGTATAGATTGGCTCCCCTTAAAAGTGAGTTATATGCCATTTCTACAACTGAAGAAGAAGTAAAACCAGAACCAATTAAACAATATTCTATTTATGGAGAATACTAATCATAGTTTACTAGTAGAAAAATATAGACCTAGCACGTTAGAAAACTATGTAGGTAATAAAAATGTTAAATCTGTATTATCTAAGTATATAGAACAAAATGATATTCAAAATTTTATATTTTATGGTCCTGCGGGTACAGGAAAAACCACATTAGCTAAAATAATCATAGGCAATATAGATTGTGATCATCTTTATATTAATGCATCAGATGAAAGAGGGATTGAAACAATTAGAGATAAAGTATCTAGTTTTGCTTCTGTAGCATCTTTTAAACCAATTAAAGTAGTTATTTTAGATGAAGCAGATTTTCTTACTATTCAAGCACAAGCATCTCTTAGAAATATAATAGAAACATTTTCTCGTACAACTAGATTTGTATTAACTTGTAATTATATAGAAAGAATAATAGATCCATTACAGTCTAGATGTCAAGTACTTAGAATAATACCCCCAACTAAAAAAATTACAGCACTTCATTTACTAAAAATATTAGAAAAGGAAAATATCAAACATACAGATGAAGATATTATTACTATTGTAAACCAATATTATCCTGATTTACGAAAATGTATTAATACTATTCAAGCTAATACTGTTAATTCACAATTAACTTTAGATGAATCAGTATTATTTACTTCTAACTATGTGGATGAAGTAATAAATGAATTAAAAAAATCAAAACCTAATTTTAAAAATATTAGGCAAATAATTGCTAATGCTAATACAGATGACTATGAAGACTTATTTAGGGAGTTATTTGATAGTGCTAGTGAATATTTACCAAGTAAAGAGGGTACAGTAGCTATGTTAGTTAATGACCATCAATACAAAGCTAATTTCCGAATTGATAAGGAAATTAATACTATGAGTTTAATCAATAATTTAATTATACAAAAATGAAACCAGGAAACGCAGGAGGACAAGGGCCTCAACAAAGACAGATGCAAGTAGATTTAACAACTACTACAGCTGTTAAAAATTCTAAAGGCGGTAGTGTATTTAAATCAGCAGTTATATTAAGAAAAATTTCTAAATATGTTGCTGGTACAGATGCAGATGCAATTATGCCTATCCCAGTATTTATTGATCCTTACAACGATAAAATTGTTGCTGATGGATTACCAATGGAACTAAGGGAAGAACTAGCAGATGAAAGTTTTTTAACAGAACAAGTAAATGACTAAAAATATTTGGGATTGGCTAAAACAAATTAACTATATTAAAGCCGATCCCTCTTCTTTTTCTGATAAGGATTGGGATATTTGGAACAGTTACATGGTACATAGATTTATTTCAATGAATCAAGATTATGTAGATATAGTAAACGAAGTACAACAAATTAATCCTCAGAATAAAAAAGAAATTTATACTATTTATAGGGAATATATTCCTAAAAATAATAAATGGAATAAATATATTAAATCAAATGTTAAACAATATAAATCTGATCTATTAAAGCATTTATCTCAATATTGGGAGTGTTCACAAAGTGAAGTAAAGGAATACCTAAACTTCTTGGATAATGATGAAATACTTCGTATATTGAATAGATTAGGTGTACAACAAAAAGAAATAAATCAATTATTATGAACGTAGAAGTATATAACTTTTTAAAAGCAGAAGCCGAAGCAGATAAAGCTAAAGCTTTAGCTAGCATTAAATTACTAACTGGACATCCAGCTGGTATTGGTGATCATTCCACTAAGGATTATTGGGACAATTGTAATGAAGCTCTTAAATTATTAGCATCCTCAGAGGAAAGATTAGAAATACTAGAAAAATATTTTAATACAGCTCCCCCATCTGATGAAAAACAGCAATTAAATGGGTGATAGTATAAGTAAATATTACGAATTAGTCAGTGAGGAAGAATTTGATAAAACAGTGAAAAAATTAAAGAAAAAAAGTATTGATGGCCTAGGTGTTATTGAAGTATTTGAAACAGAATACCCTGAATTGGCTAATGAATTTAAATCCATACAATCAGAAATGTATGAAATGTTTGCTCGTAAACATATGGATTATGGTTTAAACAATATTGCTCTTGGAGGTGATTTAACTAACAATGAAGACAAAAAATATTCACTTACTGGTTTAGCTATTAGACTCACTGATAAAATTTCAAGATTAAAAAATCTTCTTATTAACGGCAAAAATTATGTTAAGGGAGAAGGAATGGAAGACACGTTTATTGATATAGCTAATTATGGAATAATTGGCTTATTAGTAGGACGTGATAAGTGGAAAAAATAATTTATGCCTAAAAAGGTACCTAAAATAGTTAGGGAGATTCAACAAAATCCCCCTGAAGAGATTAACTTTGCATTTCAAAGGAATATATCTTATTCCCAAATGTCTATTTTTAGGGGATGTGCTCATAGATGGAAGCTACAATATAAAGATAAGATTAAAAAGTTTGACTCTTCTATCCATACTGTTTTTGGAACTTCTATTCATGAAACAATGCAACATTATTTAGATGTAGCCTACAGTAAATCATTTGCAGCAGCCGATAGGGAAATAGACATTAAAGAATATTTTCAAGAAAAGTATATTAACGAATATCAAACCCAATATAAAAAAAATAACAACACCCATTTTTCTGATGCATTAGAAATGAGAGAATTTTTTGAAGATGGAGTTGCTATATTAGATTGGTTTAAGAAAAAACGTAGTAGATATTTTAATAAAAAGGGTACTTATTTAGTAGGTTGTGAGTTACCAATTGTTATCGCCCCAAATAAAATGTATAATAACGTATTATACATGGGGTATCTAGATGTTGTCACATATAATGAGAGAACAGATACATTTAAAATAATCGACATAAAAACCAGTACTAAAGGTTGGAATAGTTATGCTAAAAAGGATGAAAATAAACAATTTCAATTATTATTATATAAACAATTTTTTTCACAACAATATAATATTCCTTTAGATAAAATAGAAATTGAATTTTTTATAGTAAAAAGAAAAGTATTAAGTTGGGATGATAGTAATATTATGTCACCTCATCAGGCGTATAGAGTTCAAACTTTTACTCCCCCTAGTGGAAAAATAAAGTTAAATAAGGCAAAAACTGCTATTAATAATTTTATTAAAGAGTGTTTTAATAGTAGTGGAAATATTAAAGAAAGAGATTATTCAAAATCACCATCAAAATGGAATTGTACTTTTTGTCCTTATAAAGAAGAACAAGAATTATGTGGAGAAGGAATAATCTATTGATATTTTGATATATGTATAAACAAATATAAATGTTATTTAATAATTAAGATTATGGCAAATAAAAGACCAATGACACTAACAAGTGTTAAAGTTCAAACTGACCTGTTTAATGATTTTAAAATTGAGTGTGTTAAGCGAAAATTTTCATTCCAAAAGCTTGCTGATCGGACTTTATTTTTGTATCTTACGGACGAAGATTTTCGTAAGAAAATTACTAACCAAATTAATTTAGAACTTTAAATTAAAAAAATGAATAAAAGTTATAAACACTTACCAAAAGATAAACGTAAAAAAATCTTATTGGTAACAGATGATATTAGAGTCCATTCTGGTGTTGCTACTGTTGCTAGGGAGATTGTGATTAAAACATGTCACCATTATAATTGGGTCCAAATAGCTGGTGCTTTAAAACACCCAGATGAAAGAAAAAAATTAGATATCAGCGCGGATTGTAATAAGTATGCTGGTATAGATGATGCTTCAGTAATGCTTTATGGGGTTAATGGTTATGGAAACCCAGAAATTTTAAGAGGGGTAATTGGAGCTGAAAAACCAGATGCAATATTTTTAGTTACAGATCCAAGATATTTTCGTTTCATTTTTAATATGGAACATGAAATTAGAAAAAATATTCCAATAGCTTATCTTAATATTTGGGATGATTATCCAGCACCAATGTATAATCAGGCTTTTTATGAATCATGTGATTTACTAATGGGTATTTCTAAACAAACTGTTAACATTAATAGATTAGTATTAAATGATAGAATTGGTAATAGAATATTAAAATATGTTCCTCATGGATTAGATCATAATATTTACAAACCAATTCCAGATGATAATGAGGAATTAGTTAAATTTAGAAAAACTATTCTGGGGGATAATCATAAAGATATAGATTTTATAGGTTATTTTAATTCTAGAAATATTAGAAGAAAACAAATTCCAGATACAATGATGGCTTTTAGATACTTTTTGGATCAACTCCCGGAAGAAAAAGCACATAAGTGTAGATTAATTTTACATACTGAACTTTCCTCAGATCATGGTACAGATTTAGTAAGGGTAAATGAATATTTATTTGGAGAAAAATATCCAAATGCTGTTATATTTTCAACTCATAAACTTACACAACCTCAATTAAATATGTTATATAATTTAGCTGATGTTCAAATGTTACTAACTTCAAATGAAGGTTGGGGTTTAACAATAACTGAAGCCATTTTAGCTGGTACACCTATAATAGCTAATACAACTGGGGGGATGCAAGATCAAATGAGATTTACTGATAATGAAGGTAATTGGTTTACTCCCAGTCCAGAAATACCATCAAACCATAGAGGTACATTTAAAGAACATGGTGAATGGGCTTTTCCAGTTTATCCCGCTTGTAGATCAATTCAGGGTTCTCCTCCTACACCTTATATTTTTGATGATAGATGTAGGTGGGAAGATGCTTCCGAAAGATTATTAGAAGTATATGATTTAGGTAGAGATGAGAGAAAAAAAAGAGGATTAAAGGGAAGAGAATGGGCTATTAGTGATGAAGCAGGATTTACATCTGAAAGACAGGGATTAAGAGTATTAGATGCCCTTGATGAATTATTTAAAACTTGGGAACCTAGACCTAAAATTGAAATAACTAATACTAATGATTAC